CTCGCTGGAAACCACGAAGAAAGGCTCGTCAACTATGTCTTGGACAACGCGTCAGCGGCGTTTGGAATACGGAGGGGTAACAGCCCTGATTCTTGGCCTGTTATCAGCGTTCCTTATCTTTGTCGTTTCGATGACCATGATGTTGAGTTTGTTCCTGGTTACCCGACATCCTCTGTATGGATCAACGAAAAACTCAAAGTCATACACGGCAACAAAGTTAATTCGAACGGCGTTACGGCCACAAAATATCTCAACGACTCGAAAGTTTCGGTTATTTACGGGCATATCCACAGGCGTGAATGGGCTGAACGTACCCGACAAGACTGGGACGGAGCCAAAACTATTATGGCCGCATCCCCTGGCACGCTCGCAAGAACGGACGGCGCAGTTCCTTCAACACGGGGATCACTCGACTTGGACGGAAGACCGATTCTCAGCGACGGCCTTGAGGATTGGCAACAAGGTGCAGCGGTAGTCACATTCCAACCAGGTGACGGCAACTTCTTTTACGAACAAATACCCATCCATGATGGGCAGGCATGGTTCAGAGGCAAGTTGTACACTTGTGATTGATGAGTAATCTTCTGACTTGCCCTCTCTGCGGAGAGGTGTGGCCTGCGAACACGGGTCGTCGGTGCCGTGAATGTGATAGACATGGTGAACCGTACGATGGCGAGGACGAATGAGCGAAATCTATGACGACGAAGACAACACTTGGCCGCTCGTTGTGTGCCAATGGAAAGATGCTCATGCTGGTGGGGATAGTAGTTGGACTCACACAGCAACCTACAAACCTGAAGAGGTGCATGTACTAAGTAGCGGCTGGGTGTGGCCGAAATGTTTAGAAGGTCACCTGACGCTTGTTAGTTCCACCATTGGTGAACCCAAAGAACCCGAAGTGGTGGGCGATATCATTCATATCCCGTGGGAAAGCATTTTGGCTGTGTTCTCGTTAGCCATGAATGTTCCTGTGAACTGGATGTCCGAAGACTTTTAGTTTGCAAACTGTTACACCCTTCTGGTAGAACTATCTGCGTCTACTGAAGGAGGGACATGAGAAGAAGCACTATTTCTAAACCTGAGCATGGCTCAATCGAATGGTTACGGCTACGTCACCGTGACGAAACCGGATACCCTGTCGTGTCAGCAAGTGAAGCTGCTGCTGTGCATGGCGAGCATCGGTTCAAAACAAAGTATGCGTTAGCGGCAGAGAAACTTGCTGCTGAACCTGAGGTCACTGAAACAAACAGGGCTATGGAACGAGGCAACCGTCTTGAACCAGTCATTTTGCAGTGGGTGGCTGACGAGATTGGTGAACAGGTTGTCACACCTGAAGTGATGTACACCGTCGTTAGCGGGGGTGCGTCACTTATCGCCACATTGGATGGCATTGTCGGTGACCAAGAGAACCCTGATCGTGTTGTTGAAATCAAAACGTACGGCAAAGTATGGGACCCGCACGCAGACATCGACGGGTACGGTCCGTTACCTGCCTACTGGTTTTGGCAAGGGGTGCATCAAGCTGCTTGTGCAGGTGTTGATGAAGTGTTGTGGGGTATTTTTGACAGCACCCTTGACCTGCATTTGTACACGCAAAAGATGGAAGGCAGCATCATCGGTAAGCATGTTGGCCGTGTGTCAGATTTCTGTCGGCATATCGCAACTGGCATTATCCCTGACGAATGGGAACACACCTATGAGGACATCGCTAAAGCGTTGCCGGTAGATGAAGAGTCCCGTGAGATTGACGAATATGAAGCGTTGATTTCTCAGTTGCGTGTGGTGCAGGCAGAGAAGAAAGATGTGTTGGCACGCGAGGACGAACTGAAAGCCGAACTTGGGTTGGCATTGGATGGTTCTACTGCTGGCACTATCGGCGGGAACCTTGCGGTCACCTGGAAACAGCAGTCACGTTCAGGGTTCGATCAAAAAAGATTTGCGTCGGAACATCCCGATCTGTATAGTCAGTATCAGACCAGCAATACGTTCCGTGTGTTGCGGTTACTAGGAGGAAAGTAATGGACGAACCGAACGCAGAGAAACTGCGTCTTGTTTTAGACAAGTATGCGGTGCCTGACCCCAAGATTGTAGGCAAGTTGCCTCGGGGCAACATCAAGTTGGACTATGTGGGTCACGCTGAGATCACCCGCATCCTGACAGAGATTGACCCGCTGTGGGAATGGAAGCCGTTGAAGATTGACGACGACGGTTTGCCTGCGTACCGTGTTGAGAACGGCATGGCACACATGGCTGGAGCGATGACGTTGCTCGGCCACACCAGGCTCGCTATCGGTAGCGCACCTCACAACAAACAAGATTTGTTGAAAGAGTTGGTGTCTGACTTTATTCGTAACGGGGCTATGCGTTTCGGTGTTGCCCTGTCGTTGTGGAGCAAAGAAGAATGGGCTGACGACTCGGCACCCGCACCAAAGAAGAAAGCACCAGCGAAAAAGCCTGAACCTGCACCGGTCGCAGACACACATCAAATAGATCCTGCACGCATCGGCAAATTCAAAGCAGCTTGCGCTGTCGCCGGACTCGCAGTAGAACAAGTCACATTCCATGCCGGTGTAGATAACCTTGACACCGCAACGCTAGAAGACTTTGACAAGTTAAGAGCATCGTTCGACCAACTCAAGGAGCAAATGAAATGAACCGTATCCAAATCAGCGGTAACGTCGGGCGTGAACCCGAACTTAAATACTCGCAGAACGCTATGGCAATCCTGAAGTTCAGTGTTGCCGACACCACAGGTCGTGACGACAAAAAGAAAACGATCTGGCACTCAGTCACAGCGTTCGGTGACCTCGCAGAACATGCAGCAGTATCACTTGCCAAAGGCACCCGTGTCGTTGTTGAAGGCAAGCTGACAGAAGATACCTACACCAACAAAGAAGGTGTAGAAGTCACCCGTATGCAGGTGTTGGCTGACGACATCTCGTTGTCAATCAGGTTTGGTGGCATCGAGCGCGTTGAGGCACCAGCATCAGAACCACAACTGATAGACGAAGCCCCGTTCTGACACGGGCAAGGAGGAAACATGAACAAAATCTTTATGGTCACCCGCAGGTTCCGTGAAGGAAGGACACCGTACATGGCTGTCCTGCCGTCAGATATGTGGCGAGTACGCAGAGCATACGAAGGTATGCGGAAATCTGGACTCAACCAGTTTGATGCACGACTCCATGTGTACCGGCTGCTATCAACAGGTTCTACATCTCGTAGCAGTGTAGAAATTGAGAACGAAACACGCGACGAACGGCTACTCAAAGTCTTCTGACATGGCAAGACCCGTAAAGAAGGTAAACTGGTGGTGCCGCACATGCGGCCAGACGCTCACCACATACCGACCGTTGCTGTCAGCCCCAATGCACTCGTGCGGGGCAGGGAAGCGACGCAAAACTATGGAGGAAGTAGATGAGCCGCAACAAACAAAAAGGGACAGCATTTGAAACGCTGGTCGTACGCTGGCTTGCCGAACACGGATTTCCGCACGCTGAACGAAGGGCGTTAGCAGGAACCCATGACCTCGGAGACATCACCGGCACACCAGGGTTGGTGTGGGAATGTAAGAATCATAAGACGCTCTCGTTCTCGGAGTGGCTGGAAGAAGCTAGCGTGGAACGTGCTAATGCTTCTGCTGATTATGGCATCGTTGTAGCAAAACGTCGAGGCAAGGGTGACGCTGGCGACCAGTACGCCGTGATGCGACTCGCTGACCTCGCCCGTCTACTTAAAGAAGCCGGATACTGACCGGAGTCTGCCATGAAAATCATTTCTTGGGTAGTGTTCCTTGTCATATCCATGCTTGGGTACAACGCAACTACTGAAGCCCCAACAGAGGTGGCTCCCCCTACCTCCACAATCGCTTCAGACCCCCCTAGATTGCGTTCTAAGGCGAGCAACACGACAACCACGACAACGACTGCGGTTTTTACTACGACCACCACCACTGAGCCGATCCCTGCAATCGAAACCGCACGATACCCAGACCTGTGGATAACTGCCGTTGAAGCTGGATGGCCGACCGACCGACTACCAACACTAGACCTCATCGCATACCACGAATCACGAGGACAAACAGATGTTGTCGGCACCGGCGCATACGGCGTACTCCAAATCCAATGGTCAGCACACCACGAATGGCTGACAACAGAACTCAACATCACCGAACCCGAACAACTATTCGACCCGCTCACCAACATGGTTGCCGCACTTTGGCTAGCCGAATACGCCGAAACAAACTACGGATGCTGGGCGCAACCCTGGTACATGAGCCTAAAAAACCCTTACAAATACTGCACATGAAACGAAACAGAGACATAGTTTGGTTGCCCCTCTCACAAATCTTCTTCGACCCAGACAAAGAAAAATGGAGAGACAAAGCTGCCTGCAAAAACGTATCACTCGGAACATTCTTCCCCGAAAAAGGCGCATCAACAAAAAGAATCCAAGAAGCAAAAGCAATCTGCAACACCTGCCCCGTCAAACAAGACTGCCTTGAATGGGCAGTGCAATTCTCAGAACGCTCACTCATGGGCATATGGGGTGGGATGACACCAAACGACAGACGGGTAGAACGCAAACGGCTAGGGTTAAAAGACGATGACACCCGACTGGATGACTGAAGCCGCCTGCAAAGGAGCAGACCCCGACTGGTTCCACCCACCAGACGGCTACCCCTCACTGAAAGAATACGGGTTAGCAATCTGCAAGCACTGTCCAGTCAAACAAGACTGCTTAGAGTACGCACTCTCATTCAAGCTCATCGAAGATCATTACGGCATCTTCGGTGGCACCACACCAGTAGAACGACACCGGATACGCACCGGCAGAATACATGAACGCAACAAACCAGGCCCGAAAAAACAAATCATCACAGGGTTAGATGACACAGGAGACAACTATGGAACTAGACGAAACAGCATTTGAGCATTGGGCAAAGATAGGGTGGCTGGCAGGCTGGTGTTCACCGCCCGTTTGCGTTACCCATGACGGTCTGCCAACGTCAGATGAAGAAGAAGAACAAATGATGGATGGCGACGACATCTGTGTGCATGTTGTACGACTGTACGAAAGCGGTCAACAAGCATCACAAGTTATTGACGCTAACCCTGCGGTCGCTTGGCGAGCAACAAACAGAGGGTGGAACGAAATAAAAAAACAACCCCCCGCCTCGGAGAAATGAGAGATAAAAACGAGGCGAGAGGTTGCGACCCAGATATTACTTGATGAGGAACAACAACACAACTATCGGAGCTAAAATTCCCAGAACAATGTAGTCGTCGGCAACAGCAATCATGTTCTTTTCCTCTCTATCAGACGGCCAACACACCAGCCGACAGCACCGATAGCGACCGACAAGGCAACATCTTTACCGGTAATTAGATGAACGTATCTTTCTGCCAGCATCATTTCTCCTTCCCATAAACATAAGTGCCAGACAAACCATGCTGTTCAGCCAACGCCAACAACGCTTGACCCAACTGCTCAATCACATCATGGGCAGGCCAACAGTCGTGATCGAACTGCCACTCACGGTAAGTATGTAAAGCTTCCGCTACCTCATCGTGAACAAACTCCCAGTCAGTCATCAGGCTCACCCCAACTCTCAATCTCGTCATCGGATATCAGCAAACGAAAAGACTCTAAGCGGTACACCTCTGACCAGTAGCGTTTACATTCCCAGCATTGCCATAGTTCTTGCACGCTGTTGTCAAGGAACTCATCTTCTATGCGGTCAAGGTTTGTTGAGCGACAGTCATCGTGTGGGCATCGGGTAATTCTTGGGAGCCACATCAGTTGACCTCCTCTCTAGCATTGAGATCGGCACACGGATAGTACCAACCCACTCACCACCATCGAACGCACGGGTTTTC